AAAGCAATTATAATTCATGCCCCAGCAGGGACAGGAACATGCAAACTAGTATGGGTTGACATCAAAGAAGGATGGAAAGGTGTACAGTTTGCAATGAAAGTAAGACAGTGGCGTGACCAGAAGGGTCTAGCCACTCCATTTGAGCAAGGAGAAGATAGTGCCTAGCACCGAAGCACCAATCAGTATCACAGTAAAGACACCAGCAGGTAGTCTTGTAACAGTCCGCGCAGAAAGCGGAGATGAACTAGACAACATCATTGCACTATCAGTGCATGCAATCGCATCAGCAGCACAGGAACTAGAGTCAGCAGTACGCGGTACTCCAGCCCCATCAGTTACATCAGTTGCTCAAGCATTTGGTGGCAACATCATTGAAACAGGAGCACCAGTTCCTGCACAAGATTACACACAACCAGCACCAACTCAAATCATTGGTGGGCGTAATTGTCCACACGGTAAGATGACAGCGATTCAAGGCATGGGTAAGGATGGAAAACCTTACAAGGGTTGGTTCTGTCCAGCACCTAAGGGTGCTTTCGACAAGTGTAAGAACCAATACGTAACAGTTCAGTCACCTGAATGGAACACCTTTGTTCCAGAACAGATTAAGTGAAGACCCTCAAACGCTCTATAAATAAAGCAGAGGTGGGTGGCGAACCGTTGCCACCTGCCTTTGCTGCATTTGAAAGGGCTGGTATTATTCTGCGTCGAGCAGAAGTAACTGTAATCGCTGGCACTCCAGGTGCAGGCAAGTCATCAGTTGCATTGTCTATTGCTGCAAAAACAAAACATCCGACACTTTACTTTTCAGCAGATACCAATGCACACACAATGGCTATGCGCTTGATTGCCATGACTGGCAAGATGACACAGACAGCAGCAGAAAGTTTGCTAAAGAATAACCCAGACAAGTCACATGAAATACTGCAACTCAACAATCATTTGTTCTGGTCATTTGAATCTAGCCCCACACTCAAAGACTTAGATGATGAAGTCTCAGCCTTTGAAACTGTATGGGGTAAGAGTCCTACCTTGATTGTGGTAGACAACCTAATGGATGTAGCAATGGATGGGTACGATGAGTTCGGTGCAATGCGTGCCGTTATGAAAGAACTTAAGTACCTAGCCAGAGATACCAACGCAGCAGTGTTGGTACTACACCATACTAAAGAAGGCTTTGATGGCTATCCTTGTCAGCCGCGTAGCGCAGTGCAGGGCATGGTCAATCAGATACCAGCAATGGTACTTACAATAGGACAGATGAAACAGGGAGACGAAACATATCTATGTGTAGCCCCAGTTAAAAACAGATACGGACGGGCTGACCAGACAGGCAGTAACTATGTTACTCTGTCATTTAATCCTGAGTCTATGTACTTAGAAGATGTAGCAGTTAGATACCAACAAGAGGAGGTAGTGTAATGCCAAAGTATAGAGTTACATACTCACAATATAAAGTAAAAGTTATTCGTGCATCATCATTAAAGATAGCAGAAGAACGTGCAAAGAAAGCAGAGACAGGTAGATGGGAACTAACGGAAGTTAGGGACGAGCCACAAGAATGAGTACAGCAGCCAAGCGTAAAGGCAGCAAGGCAGAAGCAGATGCTGTTAAGTGGTTAAAGGTTAATGGCTTTCCATATGCAGACCGCAGAATCGCAGGAGCACAACTAGACAAAGGTGATATCAGCGGTGTGAATGGAGTGACCATCGAGGTTAAAGACCACGTCCGCATGGACTTGAGCGCTTGGGTCAAAGAGTTAGAAGTAGAAATAAAGAATGATAACGCATGGACTGGGACAGTTCTACACAAACGGAAAGGTAAGTCAGATGTTGGCGAGTGGTATTGCACAATGCCAGCCAGCATTTGGCTTGCCCTAATCAGAAAGGCAATGGGTGAAACATAGTATCGCGGACTACTTAAGATATGTAGGCGCAGCCGTGCCTGCTGAGGGACACGGCTGGCGCAAAATTAAGTGTCCATTTCATGCGGACAGTCATGCATCAGCAGGTATTAACTTTGAAGAAAACAGATTCAAATGCCACGGATGTGGTGTTGGTGGAGATGTATACGATTTAATTATGCACAGAGAAGGAGGTAACTACAGTGAGGCTGTCAAGTTCGCACAGACAATTTCTCTTACAGGCGACGCACCAGTACGCAAAACAGATTCATCTAGCAACAGAGTATCTAGCAACACGCAATCTCTCGGTCGACGAGGCGCAACGCTTTCATCTTGGAGTGGTAAAGGACGCTCTTCCAGGTCATGAACAGTACACAGGCAGGCTAGCAATACCCTACATAACACCATCGGGTGTAGTTGATATTAGATTCAGAGCGATAGGTAATGCTGACCCAAAGTATATGGGTATGCCAGGTGCTAAGACCAGCATGTTCAATGCACAAGTAGTTCTTACTGCATCAGATTATATCTGTGTGACAGAAGGAGAGATAGATTGCATTACAGTTAGTGTCAAGACTAACCATCCAGCCGTAGGTATTCCAGGGGCCAACAATTGGAAACCGTTTTACTCTAAGATATTAGATGATTTTGATACAGTAATTGTATTAGCAGATGGTGATACAGCAGGTATGGATTTTGGCAAGAAGGTTAGCCGAGAGTTAAGTAATGTTAATATAGTACAGATGCCAGAAGGGCATGATGTAAACAGCATAGTAATGCTAGAGGGGGCAGAGTTTATTAATGAGCGAATCCGAAAATGCATTTCTTAATAACGGTGAAGATGTATGGGAGTTCATCAAGGAACATCCTAGATACATAGGCATACCAATCTCCAACAGCAAAGGATTAGATATCCTTAATGCGTTAAGAGATGTATGGATAGCAAACAAAGTAGACCACGATAAAGCAAACAGCATGCTAACTATGCTGGCAGCCGTGCTAGTATCGTCAGAGGCAGGGCATGGAGATGAGATTGTAGAAGAAGTGTTAGTGCAAGAAGCAATGATGGACTTTGAAGAACAGGCTAAGGAGATACTAAATGAAAGACCTGAATAATTTTGAAGATATATTAAATGAACTGCGTATAATTATGGTGCGTAAGCATCAAGACTACGGCCCATTTAACATAGCCAATGCTCCAGGTGGTGCAATGAATGGACTGCTTGTGCGTATGCACGACAAGATGGCACGATTAGAAAACCTTTACTACAAAAGTAGCGACACGCCCAACTATGAAAGTATTGAAGATACCTTTATTGACCTAGCAAACTATGCAATAATCGGACTATTGGTGCAAAGGCGACAATGGGAAGGCGTAGCAGAGGGATAACGTGGACTACTTAGAAGAGTATGAGCAGATGGTTGTGGCTGTTGCTGCCGAATACCAGCGCAAATACCCAATGACTGACCAGCAAGACATACAGCAGGTGCTGTGGATATGGTTCGTTAGTCACCCAGTTAAGTACAAAGAGTGGTCAGCACTGCCAAGAAAAGACAAGGACAAACTCATAGCCAAGTCTCTTCGCAATAAAGCAATTACTTATTGTGAACGCGAAAAGGCACGGACGGTTGGCTATGAGTTGCTTGACCTTTACTACTACGATGCATCTGTTATAGAAGCGTTCTTACCATCAATCATTGCTGAGTCGTATGAGATTCCAACTAAGATTAAAGACCTTAACTTTAAGTTCAACAAGTCAGAGGCTGCCAATGATGGCAACAACTGGCTAGTGCTTAGGTCTGATATTGCAGCAGCATATTATAAACTGTCAGAAGCAAAACAGTTTATCCTTAAGGTTAGGTTCACAGTGGACAATCCTGAGTGGAGTGAGACAGCCAAAGAGTTGGACACAACACCAGATGGTGCACGAATGAAGGTCCAAAGAACTATTGCATCTCTAATTAGAAACCTAGGCGGATGGAAACCACAGCCTGATGATGATTTAGTAGAGGCAGATGATGACGAACGAGGAGAATAGTGTTGCTAAAGAAATCAGAGAGTTACTACACCCAACGGATTACACACACGCTATGGATTTGCGAGGAGAATCTATTGGAGATGTTTGCGTATGTGGAGGGGATGTATTTCATGCGCTTGTTGCATTTGACCAAGGTGAAATATGCTTTTATTTCCTTGATGGAGAGTGCGCTAACTGTGGGTC